TAAGGATCATACTCCAACTGAAGTCTCAATTTTCGAGCAAATGTCCTATATGTAAACATAATGTCTACAGAAGAACGTGCTTGATATTGTAACTTCTCAAGATCTAAGACAGTAACAGTCATCAACTGTTTGCTTAGATCCATTGTATAATTCATCTCTTTGTTCATTTGACTGAAATTTTCAATCGAATTATAAAGAGCATAGGTCAGCGGATGTCTCAAAAAGATATCCGGTGCCGTGAATTGTACAGCTGGAGAAGTTATGAATTGATCAAAAGAGCTTCGGAAAGTATTATAATACTTACCTAATCTCTGAGTAATCATCATAACCATACCACTCACGACCATCGAAGATGTTCTTTCAAATTCTGAAAGAGTTGCACCTTCCGGTGGCATAATATATTCGTTTCCCTTAGTTGCATCAGCAAGAAATTCTCTTATTAATGCAATATCAGGGTATTCCATAGATGCACGGTAACTAAACCGTAAATCACGGAATAATCTTGAATAATGTTTCAATTGTGATCTAGTATAACCTAGACACTTAAGTAAACTTAATCCAAGATCAACAGAATATATCACAGATTTGGGCCCTCGCCCCTTATAAACAAGATCTAAAAGATCCTGAAATAATAAGACTGGATTACCAGAATTGGCGAGCAACCCTTTAAGAGGAACCGGAGAAACTTCAATTCCAAAATGGAACCAACGTTTCGCAAACTCATATGTGTTTAAAGACACATGAGATTTTGTCGGTGAGCAATCTACTCCTAATGAGCAGATTATCTCTTTGTATCGTTTAGCAACAGCATCATTATAAATAACGATGTCGTCACCAAGCAATACATACTCCTTAAAGGGATAGGCACCACAATCAAAGGCAGCTTTCTGAACCACACAATGGTGTGATAAAGTAAAGCAAGCCCAAGATGAACGAGCACCCATGGGTTGACCAACTTCATAATGAAGGAGATCACCATCAGGTGTTAAGAATGGTTCATTAACCATCAAGGCTTTCCACGCCTTACCTATTCCTCGGTAAGGACGTGAACTGGCCCGTTCGATAGAATCTAAGAGATCTACTTGTAGATCAATTGGAAATCTATCTGTGGCTGCACTCAAATCTAATGAGTGATAACTTTCCCCTTCCCTCTTATCTCTTATGAAAGGGTCCTGAGTGAAAGTTCGATCCTGCTCAATATTCGCAAGAATATTGAAAAGGTGTTTCGAAATTGGCTCGAAAGCCAACTGTGAGATATAGTCAAAAATTGCTATAACCCGCATTTTCAATTCAGGGTCACGAATGATATGAAGTTTTCTATTTCGTTGTGGTTGAGCAACTGCTCAAACACTAATAAATAGTTCTTTAAACCATTTCATTCCACTATTGCCTAACAGGGTAGTTAATCCCCAAAGGTTACGCCCAGTATATAACCGGGTTGCAAGGTGGGCTTTTAAAATAGCCGGACCTGATAGTGGACCTGACTTAAGATTTAAGAAGAAGTCCTTGATAGAAATCGGTTCAGATTCAAATTCAAGATTAGCAAAATCTCGAACAAAGAGATCAATGAACTCTTTGGGTAAGGTTTTATACTCACCTTTGAACAGATCAGTAATAGTTGAATAATCAACTTTACCTTCTGCAGACATCGCTCGGGAAATCCCAAGCAATGTAAAAATGAATCGAATTCTTTCAGGATCTCCCGAAGTTATGTCTTCTTTCATGTAATCGAGAGAAGATGGAAAACCATCTCGGTCGATTCCAATCATCAAGTCATTGATAAACAATGGCTCGAGACACAAGAATCGGGTCACACTGAGTCTTAAGAATTTAATTCTTTTAACCGTGTGTTGCACTCCGTTTTCGGAGACCCAGACCTCTAACTGTGAGATCCAGGCTTCAGATACAAGTACCTTATGCAATTCAGGGATGCTAGGAAACCAGTTAAGAACTATCCAATCCAGGATATTTATTAATTTGGTATCTAACATGTCTATATTGTTATAAGACAACTTTATCAGGCAACCGCCTCTAGGAATAGAGACGACCTAACCACCATTTGGGATATCAAGCCCATTGAGTGTATGGTGAAACATCGGAAGGACCGAAAGGTCCTATCCAAGAGTTAACCTCTCTTTAAAAGGAAAG